TACTCAATGCACCTGATGATGAAATTGAAGTAGTTGATTCTCCGTTAATTGTTATTGCTCCACTAGCATCTACATCTAAAGTAGCTGATGATGATAAATGTAGGTATCCACTAGCTCCTATATTTAAAGTAGAAACTTCAACATCCATTGGAGAATCCCCAACGTGCCCAATATTAAATCGAGTTGCATCTAAAGTTAAAGTTGAACTAGCATCTACATCAAAGGTAGTAGCATCTATATTGATTGGTACGTCTTGTGCAGTACCTATTGTAATCGAGTTTGTAGAATCCAAACTTAGTACTCCACCAGCATCTACATCGAATCTACTAGCTGCATTTAAATCAATAAATGAATCTGAATCGAAATCAAAATGACCTCCACTAGCGGATATTGCTCCACTAATGTATAAATCATTCCATCGTTGTGCATCTGAACCTAAGTTGAAACTATTGTTTGAATCGGGAATTATTGAAGAGCTGATATCTGCTTTGAATACTATGTTATCATCTGATGCATCACCGAAGTCTAATCCACTTCCTCCCATAGTGATGTTACCACGTATTGTAGCGTTACCATCTAATAATAAATTCGAGCCACTAAAATCACCAGTTGTGTGAATTGAACCCGTATTTATTTTATCTACTAAAGCTAGTCTATACGTCCTACTATCCGAACCACTTATTACTAAAGTATTCGAAGGTGTGTGAAATATTGGTTCAGCGTATGCTAACGAACCCGTTTCACTATCTAATCCTTGTTTGAATATTAATATCGCCATCTAATCTGAAACCCCTATAAGTTGTTATAGTAATAAATATACCATTTATAAATTAACCAAAAAAAATCCCCTATATAAATAGGGGACTCTTTAGTTATTAAGTAAATTTCAAGAACTTAATTAAAATTCTCCTCCATCTAACGTTAACGTTAGTGCTGAAATATCAGTTGAAGATGTTAATTGTTTTGAACCATTAGTTACTACTAATTGAGAAGCAGTTAATCCACTAACTATTACATCATTTGAAATTGTTAATGTTGTACCACTTTCTGAAAGTATGGAATCAGTAATTACACCATCTGCTGAGAATTTAGTTATCTTACCAGCGGTATCAGTACCATTACCTACAATTACTCTTCCTTCTGAACCTAATGCCCCAGCAATCCAATAATCTGCAGATGCATCCCATAGTAAAGAACCACTTACGTTAGCTCCACCAACTGCATCTTTTACTAAGATACCAGCATCAGCGGCTGTTCCAGCGTAGTTCAATTCTAAGATATTATCACCAATGTTTACAGTTGTAGAATCAACAGTTGTAGTTGTTCCATTTACCTGTAAATCACCAGTTACTGTCACACTACCACCAAATGTCATCTTATCATCTGTTTGAGTACCAATTTGTTTATCTCCACCTAAATCAGAGTTTAATAAATTAATAATCTCAATTGCTGTTTGGTCAGCGGTTGCACTAGCTTCAATACCATCTAATTTATCGTGATGAGTAGTACTCATTAAACCAGCAATACTATCAGATGCTTCAGCAACTACGATATTCGTACCTGTTGAAGATTCTATTGTAAGTTGAGCTGCTGCCGTTGTTTGTGAAAGGTTAGTAGCAACATTTACTTCTGCACCAGTCGCTATACCATCTAATTTATCGTGGTGAGTTGTACTCATTAAACCAGCGATTGTAGCGGATGCTTCAGCGATTACAACGTTATTACCTGTTGATGAATTAATTGTAAGTTGAGCTGCTGCTGTTGTTCCTGATAAATCAGTAGCAACGTTTGCTGCTGCTCCATCTGCAACGTTTAACATTGTTCTAAGGTTAGCTGGTGTTATTTCTTCAATTACACCTGCACCTGATGAATCTCTACCTAAGATTCTGTTAGTTGCCGATACATTTTGGATTTTAGCGTATGTTACACCATCATCTTTAATTCTTACTGTATCTGAATTGATTTCAATTGTTGAATCATCAACATTTACATTGATTGCTCCACCTGCAGGTGCAACTAAACCACTACCAGCTAATGAACCTGAATCTACACCAACTACAACAGTACCTGATGTTCCACCTTGTGTAATACCCGAACCAGCAGTTACACCTTCGATATCACCACTTGAGAATGATAATGCACCTTGCATATAAGTTGCCAATCTACTCATTGTAGCTTTTCTGTTAGTACCACCTGCTCCATTATCAACAATCATTAAATCAGCATCTACTAGCGCTTCACCGATATCAGTACCGCCATCTATTTCTAATGCTGATAAAGCAACTTTACCTGCAGTAGTTAATTGACTTAATTTAGAATCTCCAATTGAACCAGCTAATTTTGAAGCTCCAATTGAACCAGCAAGCATATCGTTATCAATACCACCATCTTTTACTTGTAGTGCATTAGAACCATTTACTTCAATAGATGAATCATCTACGTTAACATCTAATTCTTCATTTGTGTTATCAGCAACTATACCTACACCAGCCATAGCATCTACATCAATATCTAATGTTACTGAAGAATCTCCACTTTGGTTAGTAGTAAATGTACCACCAGTTTTTAAACCATCACCAGCGGTAATAGTTAAAGTTGAATCATTGATACCTGCTAATGCTGATACCTGTGAAGATGAAGATACAATACCTGAACCTTTGAAATCAATCTGTCCATGTGCTAATTCTACATCTGTGTTACCTCCGTGCCCTAAAATTGTTAATTTTTTTGCATCGGTTTCGTAGTACGGAATACCATCGACTGAGTGGTCAAAATCACTCGTTGTTACGTCTAAGGTTGCCGAACCTGTTAATATTTTGTTCGAGGGAGTTAATACGTTTCCTTCAACTCCGACAAACAGTAAACCCTCTTGGTGTACCGATAAGTCAGAACCCGAAGCGATGATTAACTCACCATTAATCGGGGTTATGTCTTTAATACTCTCGAGTTTACCTCTTCTATGTTTAATAGTTTGAGCCATAATTTTTCTTTTGTTTTCTCGTTTTGTTAATTAAAAATAATATAACCAATTTATTAGAGTATATACCCCGATTAAATCCTATATAGGATTATTCTTTTATAAATATATGATGATTAAACTTCACCACCATCTAAATTTGTTTTTTGTACACCAGCCGTAAAATGTGCTGAACCTGTATCTACTGTAACTCCTCCTACTAAAGAAATTCCCTTTCCTGCATCCACTTCTAAAGTAGCGTTACCACTTGAAGCTCCACCAGTTAAACCATCTCCTGCAAATACTGCTGTAATATCACCACTACCACCACCTCCACCACCAGAACCCGTCAATTCTGATAAATCAACAGACATTGATATTTGGTCTGAACCACTAAGTTCTTGTCCAAAGAAAGTTAGATGTGCCGTTGAACTATTATAAGATGCCGATACAAATGAACCAGTTATATAACTAAATGGTTTAAATGCTACAGTATCTGCGAAGGTATCAATATAATTTGCAGGTGTAACAGTTGCTTGAAATAAAGAACCACTATCCTCTACCCAAAGTATTTGTTTATCCGAAAAATAATTAACGGATGTTGCGTTCATTACAGATGCAGATACATAGGTTTTAAAAGCACCTTTGATTCTTTCAACATCTGCTAATACGACGTTTGAACCAGTTGCTAAATCTGTTAATTGTACTCTTGAACTAAACGATGGCATATTCTTTTTCCTTTTTTATATATATTACGATGGTAAAGAACCTGAACTTGCAATTATTCTCATTAATACTGTATTTGCTGCGTTGTGTCCTTTCCTACCTATTACAAAGTGTTTATCATATCCGTTAACCGAGCCCGATGTATCTAATAAATGTACTATCGAACTTTCTGCTCCCCAACTACCTCCATCTGCATTTATAGCCATAACATATTGTCCAGCGGTACTTCCACCGAATGAATCAGTCATCGATGTTGGTACTCCAATCATATCTGAACCTGATGGTGCTATTACTATGTATTGATTTGCTGCTCCACCCATTGAGAATGAACTAGCACTTAATATTGTATCTAAGTTTGAACCACTTAGTATTGCTACTCTCGTAGCTGTTCCTCCACCTGCTAAACTTAATGATGCATCTCCTAAAGATGAACTTATCAATCTCATTGGTGAAGTATCATTTGCGGAGAATCCAGTTACTTCAGGTGGTGTTGATGAATCTGTTGAACTAATTCCCATCACTGCTGAGTAATTTGAACTTAATCCACTATCAGAACCATAATCTGAACGATATACATAAGTTTTACCATAATCAGCTGATGTTGCTACAGTGAAACTTCTATCACTATAAGTTTGTGATTTACCAAATTGGTCTGTAATTGTTACACTATAAAAATATTCTCTAGCAGTTGCATTTTGTGTTAAATGCAATCCAATTGATGATGAATTAGCGTTTGAATAAACTAATTGTAAATCTGAACCACTTAGTGATGCACTAAATGGAGTATCCGATTCATCATCACTTACACTCATACTTACCATAGTTACACCACTCAATGCTAACTCTGTTTCGAACTTAGCTGATTGGTTTGTAAATGATATAGATGGTGCTTGGTTAGCTGCTACACTTGTAGTAAATGGTGTTTCCGTAGTTGTACCGAATGTATTGGTTGCTATTGAACTTCCACTTAGTAAATCTCCACTTGATGTTGTAGAACCACTTAAATTAGTTTTTATGGATAATCTACCATTTGAAGAATTTATATCAAATACTCCACTACCACTATTTAAAGTCCAAGTTACTGATTGATTTGCTGAAAATGCTGCTATTGTACCACTTCTACCATTTGAACTAACATAAACACTAGCACCACTTACCGCTGATTCGATAACATATGGAGTAGTCCAGTTATCAGATACTGTTGGTGCAGTATCATCTGTAATTGGAATTGTAATTACTGCTTCGTTAGATGCTGTATTATATGAATCTCTAATTCTCACTGTATATTGATATTCGTTGATTAAATCAGAATTTATATGTACACCATTTTTTCTTGTTACTTGCCCAGTTCCACTACATTGGAATGCATCGTTTGTTGGGTCAGTATGTGATGTACCTCCATATGATGCACTTGAAACATTAGCGTTATCTAATTCTAATTTATATAATGTAAAATCACTAAATGTTATTGTATCTCCTTCATTATCTGTAGCTGATATTGTTGCTACAGTTGCCCCATTTGAACTATTTTCACTAATTGATGATAGTGTTTGGTTATTAATAGTAGGGTGCACATTATCAGTTACACTTACAGATACAGGTAAAATTGATTGCCCCACTGTACCTTGTGATGCTGATAAGAAATGTTCATCAGATGCGGTTACTGAGAATGTATATAATGATTGAACTTCATAATCCAATGAACCTGTATTTTGTCTAATATCAAAGTAGTTTGAATAAATTGTAATATCAAAATGTTCGTTATCAATAGAACTTGATGTAATTGTTATTGAATCACTTTCATCATCTGTAAAGTAAACTCTTTTTACCAAAGAGTTATTAGATGAATTTTCATTGAAGCTTGAAGCTACTGATGTAATTTGAGTTCCCCCCGCTGAACCTTCTCTAAATTTAGGTGCGGTATTAGGTGTTACTCTAATATGAATTGTTTTGTTTGTTGTACCACTAAATGTATCTGTTGCCTTTATTAAGAATGGATGTGCTCCACCAGCGTAAACAGATGTATCTGTATTTAGTGATGATGTTGTTCTTGCTCTAGCGGTTATAACACCTGTTGATGGGTGTATTGCGAATTTGTCTGCGGAATATCCACTTTGAGTAGCGAATGTTATTGTTTGTCCTTCTGCATCTGTTGCTGATACAGTTCCGATAATTGAATTAGTATCTTCGTATTCATCAATACTAAATGATACCGAGTTTATTGCTGGTGCAGTATTTGGAAAAAATACTGATTCTACAAACTCCATTATAGAGCCACTTGTTCCGAAGTTGTTATTATAAACTCCACTTGGTAAATCTGTATTTGATACTACTCTATTTCCATCAAATGAAATTGAAGATGAAACCTGAGAACCACTTATGTATCCCAACCCTCCAATTTGACCTGCTCCACTAACTATTCCACTATCTAATCCACTTATATAAGAACCAGTTGCGGATGCTAATTGATTTATTCTTACATCTGTAGATGATGTATATGAATTTAAAGATGTTGTTGAATCAGAGGATGATATAAATCCTAAAGATGTTATCTGCCCAGAACCACTAATTGTTCCAGCTGGTACTGAAGAACTTGCTGATACAAATCCTAATGCTGTAATTTGTGCTGAACTACTTACTGTACCACTTGGTATTTCTGTTTTTGAACCACTTAATAATCCACTTGGAAGTGAAGTAATATATGATGAAGTTGCTGCACTTAATCCATCAACCTCTGTTTGTATGGAAGAAGTAAATGTATTAAGATGAGTTACATCTCCACCACCACCTCCACTATATGAACCTGTGTTTGATTCTATCTCTCCAACTCTTTGTTCTAATGAAGAAGTTGTAGAATGTATATTTGTAATATTAATATCATTTGATGCAGTATATGCATTTAATGAAGTATTTTCTGCAGATTCCGATATAAATCCAAAATCTGTAATTTGTTCTGAACTACTTAAAATACCACTTGGTACTGAAGTTAAATCAGTATAATCAACTGAACCACTTGATGTTAAATAAGATGAAGTAGCTGCGCTTATTCCATCAACCTCTGTTTGTATAGATGAGGTAAATGTATTTAATGAAGTTGTTGAGTCTGATGAAGAAATAAATCCTAAATCTGTTATTTGCTCTGAACCACTAATAGTTCCTGCTGGTGTACTATCTCCACTTTCAGAAACAAATCCTAAATCAGTAATTTGTCCTGAACCACTAATTAAACCACTTGGAATATTTGATAGGTTTACGTTCCAATTAGCACCACTACCACTTGCACTAATACCATCTATTCTTGTATCAAATGATGCTGAATCGGTATAGTAAGATGCGGTAAATGAATTTAAAGATTCATTTGAACCTCCACCTCCACCACTCTCACTTACAAATCCTAATGCTGTGATTTGTGCTGAACTACTTACTATATCAGTTCCATTTAAAGTTCTTATTACAGAACCACTTACTATATCAGTTCCACCCAATATTTGGATAGAAGCACTTACCAAGCCTTCTGGTGTATTTTGTAAACTATTATAATTTACTTGAGCTGAACTTGATATTACGGAATCACCACCTGGTCTTAAAACAGAACCACTTACTAAACCATCACCTAATTCATTACCATATCTAGCATCTAAATCAGTATATAGTTGAGATGAACCACTAACAAGACCGCTTGGAAATTGTTCTGATGAACTTATTAATCCAGTTGGTAATTGTTGTGAACCTGAGAATATTCCTCTACCTGTTGATTCTACACCTGATAGTAAAGAACCATCTCCTTTGAATGTTGTAGCTTGGATATCTCCACTTGCCGTTACCGAACCCTGAACTTCTAATGAACCAGTATGTTGAAATGAACCACTAACTTGAAAATCTCCACTAACGGCGGATGCGGTTACTGTTCCTTGTATTTGTTTACTTTTAATTAGTGTTGCCATATTATCTACTCACTATTTTTCCTCTTATTTGAAAATCATCAGCTACAATATCTCCCGGTTCAAAAGATATAGCTTGATTAAAAGTAACCTTAATATTATTTCCATCCTCTACAATTGTATATGCGGATGCCTTTTGCTTTATTGTTTGTAAATAAATATCAACGTAGTCAGAAGAAACATCAACTTTAACCTCTTCATATGTAAATTTTTTATTTAATAGTGTTAATGTGAATAAAGTACCACTTAAACTAAGTGAATCTGGTGTATGTGATGATACAAAAGAATCGCTAAAAACGTTCAATACTAAATCATTAAATGCCCCCTTATCATTGTGAGGTGTTATAATATTTGGTTTTTTTCTACTCATATTCTATCTATATCACCTTCGATTGTTATCACATCACTTCCAACTAATACATAGGGAAAATTTGCTTTTTTAAAATTAATTATAAAATCATTATTTTTTTGTTCAAATATGTAATCGTTTTCAATAATAAATTGTCCATTTATAAATACATCAAATTTAGAATGGTCTTGTCTCAAATCCTCAAATCTTTTATCAAAATTTCTTAGTTTACAATTACTAGCTTTCCATATGTAATATAAATTATTAGTAGATAAATTGACCTCTTCTAATTGTACTTCATTAGGAGCGTTTAGTTGTGAAATTATATCTTTAATTTGTTTTAGACTCATAACTCTATATATTTTCCAGTTATACCAATCTCATCACTCCCAGTCAATATATAACCAAGTGATGAAGTTGTTGCTATTAAATCATCAGGATATGTTCCACCTTCTGATAGTGAACCTGTTGTAACTGTAAACTCCACTGCATTAGCTGAACTACTCACAGCGAAAGTATATTTTTTATTATCAATCAATAATCCGTTTATATAAATTCTAAAGTACTCATCTGTATTGAAACTATCAACCAATGCTGGAGGTAATTTTGGTACTTCCACATTTTCTAATCTAAAGGTATCTGCATCTACAAAACTTCCTGTCCCAGAACCTCTCATTCCTAAGAAATCTAAAACATCACCATACTGATTAACGCTTGATTGTTTACTTAGAGTATTATTACCTCCCGTTAAATCAGCTTCAATACCAAAAGATACTCTTTTTGGAGTGTATTCTTTTGCAGTTGTTGGTCTATTATCAAACTCAGCTGGAAGTAAGTATGCGTTAACTGCCATAGTAAATGTAGTTCTAACTATACGTTCCGTTCCTTCACCTACTTCAGTTTGATTATCAAATGAATCGATTCTTACTCTAAATTTATATTTTTGTCTATCACCCCAATATTCATCTGTAGCATATTGAAAAGCTTCTACTATCTTATTCATATGTTCTGTAAAGTTTGACCAAATCATTACTTCATATGAAATTGTTACATAATCAGGAATAGATACATTAAATGCTTCTCTATTTGGATTAACTCCATTCATAATAGAAAATTTATCGTATTTCTGATTTTTATTATATTTTGTTAAGGTTGGATATGATACATTTCTATTCATAGTATTAGCAAAAGAATCATCTCTACTTATACTATTTCTTTTGTACATTACTAATGGTATTTGAATCTTCCCTCTAACATCTCTTATAAAACCATCTTTAGATGCAGCTTTCCATCTTTCTGGATTTCCGTATATAAGAGGTACTTTAACTTTAGTACCATTTTCTTCAACATCAGGAATTACAACATCAGTCATATATTCCATCATAGCATAATCTATATCATATAAAGTTATACCAACTTTATTTTCTTTTTTATGAGAAAATTGTTGTGCTCTATTTTTTGGTTTCTTTAACGGGTCGTTTGCCATTATGCTATTCTAGTTTCTAAATTTAATTGAGAACGTCTACTCATAAATGTTGAACAAATTATAGAGAATCTATTTCCACTTCTTCCACCAATCATTTGGTCCTCTCTAACATTACTTATTTCAAAGTATGCCTCATTATGGAAAATTATATCTCCAATTTCAGGATATACATCTTTAGTTGATAAAGTGTGTCTGTTAAATCTGTATTCTACATTTTGAGCCGTATCCGGTCCAAATCCTTCATAGTTTGTAACTGAATCTTCTCTTTCAATAACTGCATTTATATTTACTCCTTGGTGGTAAGATTTAGCCAATGATTCTCCATACAGATTTGTTTTACTTTCACCAATTGAAAGTTTAAAAAACTGAATAGTTGTTTCAATTACATCATCTACTAACTCAGATGATATCTTCTCAAAAAAAGATATATCATTTGCTGTTAAAAACCTTGCCATAATTTATCCTATATAAATGTTTAATGGTATTTTAGATACTACCCTTTGTTGAGCATCCGCTTGGTCTGCTTCACTTGTATATCGTTCTTTATCCGAAATATCATTTAAATTATCTCTTAATTGTTCTATAAGAGTATCCTTTTCACTCTGTGCTTCAGCTCGTAAAGCAGCTCCATCTAAATTTACTTCTGAACCAGGAATTGGTACTGAAGAATATTTTTCTCTAATTGCTCCAAGTAACTCCTTAGCCAATGCTAATGCGTATTTTCTAATCCATTGTTTACCAACATCATTTATCCTACTATATACATGAAAATCATATTCAGTATTTGAATAATCTGCTATAACACCATCTGTTACTAATGTAGATGATGAATCAAATTCTTCTTTTACAATGTATTCAAACCATAGTTCATATTCATGCGTTGGATATGGAAATATTTTTAATTTATTATTTACAATATTAAATGAATGAGCTGATTTTCTAATTTGGTCATTAAATTCTATACCCTGTACTCTTAGTAAATCTTCATATACAGGCATCATTATAAATTGAGTACCTGGTGATAATCTACTCATACCCATATCATTCATTAGATTCATAGTTCCGTTCCCACTTACAGAATAAGGGTCATAGAATCTTTGCATCGCAGGAGCAGCTTCGTAATATACTTTAGTAATGTTTAATCGTTTTCCACTTTCAGATACATCACCAACTAAAGCTTGTAAATCATAATCTTGTGAACCACTACCAACTGTTATAGAACCTTTTTTAACATCAGTTCTACCACCAACATTAGCATATGTTCCATAAGCTTGTGATATATCTATTAGGTTTGATAAAGGATTACCTTTAATGTTTTTCTGAGTATAGTTAGAACCTGTTTCTTGTCCTTGAAGTGAGGTAAGGTTATTCTTTATTTGGAATTGATTTACTTGTGCTGAGTATTCGGATACCGATTCTTCAAAACAAGCATAAAAACTTAAATCAATTAGTTCAACATCAACGATTGGATACCCCAATCTTTTAGCACACCAAGATGCCACTTTCGGTCCATCAGTTTGAAACTGAGAATCCGTATCATATATTCCAAATGGTGTTGAACCCGATATTACGTTTTCAACAGAACCTGTCCAAAAATTACTCATATTAATCTCCTATAATAGTTTACCTCCTATATAAATATCAATTTATTTTGAATTGGAAAAAAAGACACAAAAAAAGGGGAAACTTTCGTTCCCCCTTAATTTATTTAAGATTTAATCGTTATTAAATAGCGTTTAAGTCTTTTACATAGATTTTACCATAGAATTCTGGTCTTACCATTTTCTTAGCGTATCTAGTCATTACACCTCTTCGAGGAGTAAAGTTCGCTGGGTCATATACCAACGGTGTCATAATTAGCGGTACATATGGTGCGTAAACTGCTCCACTTTCAAGGAAATTACTTCCTTTAAAGCCCATTAAGATTTCGTTAGAAGTCATATATGGGTTTTTGTACACTGTGTATCTGTTAGATAATGCTCCAACTGCACTTACACCAGCTGCAAACTCCATAGAGTCTTTACCAGCGTTTACAGAGAAACCAGGAATTGATTCTAAGATAGTACATACGTCAGGACTAGCCACAACGAAATTAGCACCACCTCTAAGAGTCAATGCATGAATCTTATTAGATACTTTGTTTAATTTAACACCTAAAGTAGCGAACCAGTTATTTTTCTGATATGCTACAGATGAATTTGGTGCAGTCCAACCTGTTCCATCCCACTCTTGTCCGATAGTAACTGACCATTTTTCTTCAGTTAAAGCGTTAGCTTTTAACATATCTAAGATTTCTAAGTCAATCTCTAATGAGATGTACTCAGATAACATAGAAGTTAATTCAGCTTCAGCGTCAATTGAATGGTAAGCGTTAAGGTCTTGAGCAAGTTCAGGAGTCCATACTGCCTTCAACTTTCTAGTCTTAGCAACGATAGCCTCTGATTTCAACTCTAGGTCGATTTCAGGAATATCAAGTACAGTTCCACTTGAATCAGGTGTGTTTAATACAGGACTCTTATCTTCAAAGTCACCTCTGTTCTCAGCAGCAGGTACGTTAGCGAAGTTTACTGATACTGCATCTAATCCAGCATCAGAAGATGCAGATACGATAAATACAGCGTTAGCTCCAGCTACGTGTGCAAACTCACCAATTGTTTCTTTGATGTTTCCACCAACTTCATCACCAACAGTAAATGCTTTAATCGCATCTTTGTCGATAGTTGAAGAAATATTAGCGTGAGGAATAGTAATCTTAATCAGTTCATTAGCTGCTAAAGAAGCAGTATATCTACTGTCATGATTAAGGTCTACCATACTTGCAGTTGCAACAGTTGTGTTTCCACTTGCTACGTCTACTGATTGGTCATTTAGCGTATAGCCAAATCTACCAGCTCCATACAAACCATTTTTAGCAACGTTAGTTGAACCTAAGTCCGAACCATCACCACCAAAGATAGATGAGTTTTGATAAGGTTGTTGTGAACCTGTACCAAACTGAGCGTTATTGTATTTAAAGTCTAAGTAAAATATTAGACCTGATGGTAAGTTCATTGGTTGAACAGAAACGAAATTCTTCGCACTGATTTCACCAAAGATTCTTCTTACCAATGGTAAAGCTACACCATTCCACTCTTCATTTCCTGAAGTAGTTGAAGTAGCGTTTGCTTCATCAAGCAATTGTTTTGCTTGGTTTTCTAAAAGAACACTCATCTGAGATTGTTCTCTTTCGTTTAAACCTTCTAGAAGTCCAGTTTGTTCCCATTTGTTTTTCAAACCACGAGTTTGCTCAAGCATTACTGCTTGTGGGTTCTTTCCTTCCATAAGTTTAGATAAATCAAAATTTGCCATTTTTTCTCTCCTTATTAGATTAATTAATTATTTAATGTTTGCTAACTTTTTAAATCTGTTAGCTACTTCGTTACTTTCAGAAATAATTTCTTTCTTTGGAGCAGTTGACTTAGTTACTTTAGACGCAATGCCTTCTGTAATTTTAGTTTTCTTTTTTGTGTCTCCACCGAATTTCATCGATTCTGCTAATGTAGCGAATACTAGTTTTACTTCTCTTACAGATTTTGTTCTGTCAAGAGTTTCAACAACTTTTACTTTTTGGTCATTATTCAATGCGTAAGAACGGAATAATTTGTTCGCATAAAGTAATTTTGCGTTAAGAAGATTTACTTCATTGATTGTACCTTGTAATTCTTTGATAGTAGCGTATGCTTCTTCAAGTTCTTTCGCAGTTTCATCAACTTTGTTTTCTTCTACTTCCTTAGATTCTTCTACTTCATCAGATTCTTCATCCTCACCGTAGCCCATCTCTTTTAAGATTTCATCCAAGTCAATATCATCATCTTCTTCTTCAGCTTCTTCTTCTTCCATTTCCTCTTCTTCAGATTCTTCTTCAGATACTTCTTCATCAGATTCTTCATCTTCTTCGTAAGTTTCTTCCATTTCTTCTTCATCAGATTCTTCTTCTGATAGTTCAGCTTCTAATTCTTTGATAATAGATTCTAAGTCTAGTTCTTCATCCATGTCATCTTCATCAGATTCCATTTCGTCTTTACCATGCATTTCATCCATATCATCATCACCTTCTTCATCTTCTGTTTCAGTTACAGTAATCGTAGTTGCTTCTTCAACTTCTTCAGCTTCTTCATTAACTTCAGCTTCCTCAGATACTTCTTCAGTTTTTTCAGATACTTCTTCAGTTTCCTCTTTAACTTCTTCAGCTTCTTCGTTTACTTCAGTTTCTTCAGTTACTTCTTCAGTAGCTTCTTCAACTTTTTCTTCAGTTACTTCTTCTACGTTTTCCTCTACTTCTTCCTCATCTTCTTCTTCATTCATTTCTGCTTGAAGTTTCTGAGATAGAATAGATTGTAAACGTGGAGTAAATGCTTCTTCTAATGCTATCTTAGCGTTAGCGATTGCAGTTTCTTTCACAGCTTTTGCGTCAGCGATGGCTTCTTTTAATAATTTAGAATTTGCCATAATTGCCTTCCTTTTTGTTTTCCTGAAAATATTTGGATTCTCAATAGAGTTAGGTCGGTTGTTCGGTTACCACTTAAAAAAGGGTATTCATTAACCAACTAAAATATAAAACACACATAGATTAGTGTGTTACTTAGTATAAGTATCATAATAGTGAAGAAAACGAAAATTATTTCCTTCTACTACCTTTTTTCTTTTTCTTTTGGAATATTCTGATTGAAGTATCCCCACCCTCTATCTTCTCCAATAGAGTTAATTTGTTCTGAGCTCTTACTGCTAATTGCTTCTCTCTTCTACGAACTGTGGTTGGTTTTGTGTAGGTTTGTTTTTCTCTAAGTAATTGAAGATGTCCAGAATCTTCCATTCTTCTTTTAAACAACCTTAATGCTTTTTGTATGTTCCCTTTCTGAACTTTTACTGAAACCTGTTTTTTATTAGCCACTCTCCTTTATTTAAGTTTTTTTCCGATAAAATTCATATCCACTTGAATTGCGTATCCAGCACCTTCATAATTATCAAATGGTACAAACTTTAAAGGTTTCATTCTTTTCATAGCAAATATTGCTAATTGTTTACAGATATCTCTTTTTGTTGTATCACCGAGTTTATCTATTTTATCTAAGTCCTTAGATGTTTTGGCCATAAAGACAATAGTATTACCACCACTTGTAGGCGTCATTACCTTAAATTCAGGATATACACTTGGTGATACATTTGGATTTTTATCAGTAGATGTTACTACTATCTTTCCTTCGTTAAGTATAGATGTAAGTTTTATCATTTTGCTAATTGAAATAGTTTTTCTTCAGCAGCTCCATTACCTCTGTAATCGTAATGTTTTGGATTTATTTTAAAATCAGATAATCCTTTTTCTAAAAATGCTCTGTAGTTTTTCTTACCTAATTTTTTTTCTATTTTTGATAATGCATCATAGAATTTGATTTCAGATTTTCCAACTTTCTTTTTAAGTTGAACTATTTGGTTTTTATCTTCTTTAATTTCATTTTTTGGTACACAATTGGGAACTTGTTTTCCTCCTTTTGTTTTCATACCAACTTGCTTATGTGTATCCCAACATGGTGCATCTTCGTTTACTGATTCAAATGTTTTCTTCTTAGACTTAGATACAATTTTTAAATCTTTTTCTTTTGCTAAAATGTATTTTTCAAATCTACCATCTTTACCTAAGTTAACTTTGTATTCACCATTATCATATCTAACTACATCACCAACAAACTTTTTCTTACTCTTAGGGTCTATGTATTGAACTCTTGCATCGTAGAACTTTGGATTTATTCTTTCGTTTACTGATTCACCGAATTGTTTGGTAATCATTTTAAACATTTTGTTATTAGGTCTACCAGCTATTGCTGCTACAAATGTCATTCTATCTTTTAGATTTCCTTTTTTTACAAAGTTAAAAAGTTTCTTTGCATCAATTTTATGTTTTTGAATAAAATCATCAACTGCAACACCACGAGTACCAGTGAATCCAGCAATACCCATAGCTAATTTACTAGCTGATTCATCAATACCTTTTACTTTCCTTTTAACTATCATTGTGATGCCACCTAAATCCTTTGCCCACTTTTGAGCATCTTTCTTATCTTTGTAAGCAGCGGTTGTTACTGGCTTCACTCCTTTTTTTGGTGAGTACAATACAATATATGCTTCATCTATTGATTCGTTCTTTTTCTTCCCCTTTTTACCTTTAGCTTTATATCCACTAGCGAATGCTGCTTTCCTTTGAGCGTTTGATGCGAATCCTTCTTCTACTTCTTCTTCATCATCATAACTTCTAAAGTTCCTATCCATATTTTCTGATGTTTTTTCTTCTGAATCTAAATAGTGATATGCAGCTGATACATAATCTCTAGCTAAAATTAATTTCTTTTGCCACCAATTAGGAAAATCAACTTCACCATCCATATCATCATACTTATCTAACATATCAGTTAGCTTTTTACCATACTCCATTATTTCTAATGTAGTTGATTTCAACATATTTGGTTCATCATCCTGATGTCCTACATCAGTATCTTCATCGATTCCTTTTGGGTATTTTGTTTTTTTAGCGAGTTGTAGAAGTTTTTTAACATCAGCTGGTTTGTTTCTATTGAACTTATCAGCGTTCTTCTTATCTTTGAATATAGCAGAAACCAGTTTGCTTCCATCACGAATCATAATGATAATACCCTTTTTACCGAAATATCTTTCTGTTTCTACCTTAGCCATATTACACTCCGATTTTGGAAAACTTTTCCATATCACCTAATGCTTTTAGTGCTCTCTTTCGTGCACTTTCGAATTCTCTAGCATATCTGTTACCTGCTCCACCCTTTTGTAATCTTGATGTTTGAGTAAATATATTTTGTATTGCCTTTACATTAGGATTCTTTTTCATCTTAGGTGCAGCTTCATTTGTAGTAGTACCTTCGTAAATAGATTTAAGATATTTGATAAACTCTTTATCATTTTTCATTTTCTTAAAATCGTTATCTGCAAAAACATTCTTTACGAAATCTCTAACATCTTTGGAATCTTGTCTAATTTGGTCTATTGTTCCGAACATACCTTCTTTAATTCTGGTAGTGATATTTCCTGAATTATCTCTTGTAGCTACAGCCACTTGCTCTTCTTCCAATTTAGAATCTCCACATCCTCCTTCAGTTACTCCACCACATCCACATCCACAATCTCCTTTGGATTCTTTTAAACCTAATCTTTCTTTCATTTCATCTTCAGTAACTTCACCAATTTTGTAATATCTTGAAAGTACGTTACCCATATCTTCATATAATCCAGCCATTCGTTGGTCAAGTGATTTAGCTTCGTTAGCAACTTTATCGAATTGTTTACCTAACTTATCTAATTCAGACATATTTCTTTTTATAGTATGCTTATCAAACCAATCATCAGATTCTCTTAGTGCAAGTTCTCTAGCAGCTTCTGTAATACCACCCAAAGTTTCTGCTACTTTAATAATATCTGATTTTCTACCCATTTGTTCTTGGTAGGTATTGTATGTAGAAATGATTTCTAAGAAGTGTTTTTTAACTTCATTAGATAATCCTCTTTCTTCTGATTCATTAAGTATATCTATTAATTTCATTTTTATCTCCTATCGATTAAATCTTTTAATTTTGTTGATGATTCGTTTGTATCATCAATAATTCCTTGCAATTTAGCTGCTAATTTTTTACTTCCATTCATTTTCAAATCATATGCTATAGCATCTAATGCAGCAACACCATCCCAACCAGATTCACCAGTTGCAGAGTGTGCTAAATCATCAGTACCTTCAGCAGAATCATAGAATGTAGAAGAATATACACTTGTTTTTTGCCACTTTTCATATTCAGGTGACATTATATCTGGCATCTTAGGGTCTTTTCTTGGGTCATTCGCCCATTCTGGTTTATCTTCTAATACTGCTATTAGTTTTCTTGCTTCAGAATGAAAGTTTGCATCAGTTAGAGCTTCAACAGCTGCTTTACTCATTCTACTTTCGTATTCTTCTTTACCTAACTTCTGTGGAGTAATTCCTAAACTTTGTGCTTTCTTACGAACAACTTTGTTTACTTGAGGATTACCAGGTCTACTATTAGCAGAATCTTTTGGTTCATCCTTTTTAGGTTCATCTTTCTTCGGTTTATCAAAGATATTTACTTTAGGTTTATCTTTTTCACCGGCAGAAGAATCACCTCCCTTCGCTGCCTTATCTGAGGTTGGAATATATTTACCACTATCATCTTTTTTGAATGTAGGAGCATCTTCATCATCTTCCTTACCTTTTTCTTTAAATCTACCAAAACCGATAGATACATATTTGTCATCTTCGGCTTCGTTTAACCATTGCGGTTCTAAGTCTATTAATCCACCTAATTTTATCATGTCAGTTCCGTAATTATTTCTCTTATTAAATTATGTGCTTTACAATAATCTCCACAAACCTCATTAACCTTCATTTGTTTAGATTCGTTTACTGGAGTCATAAATGCACCATGCGTAGATGGGTTGGATACAAAATCCCAACCTATTAGTTCGAAATCTTCTCCTACTTCAACCCCACCACCTCTTCTTTGTGATACAGAGCCCATACCTCTTGATGAGATACCTAATAGAATACCAGCTTTCAATAATTCTTTTAGTATATTACCTGATGGTGTTGGGAGTATTTCTACTGTTCCCATTAAGTCATTGCCATCCCAATGTATTTCTCTTATGTTATGTGAAACGTTTTTTAAATTTATTACAGAAGATTCAGGATGGTCTAACTCACCCAATGCTCTTCTCTCCTTAATAAGAGTTTCGTATTTCTTAGCTTCTCTCATTAAGATTTGCTTAGGATATACTCTCTCATTTTGGTTTGGAGCTTCAGCACGTTGTAAAACACCCTTAACGATAGTTCTACCACTAGCATCTTCATTAATCTTACCTTCGAATAATTGTGTTTCTATTAATAAATTTTTCATGCTCCCCAACTTCTACGTTTTTTAAATAATTCAAAAAATATAGCTGAAACCTCTTGTCTTATGATTCTACGAATTTCCAATTCATCAGACGTGGAAATTTCTTCTTTGTATATCCCTAACTTTTCGTTATGGATTTCCTCCTTAACAATTTGCTTCAACTCCTTTAATGTCATTTTTTAACCTTCTTTTTTCTCGCCTTTGCCCTTCCAAGCAGTATCGATTTTGTTAAAAAATGCTTTTTTCTCTTCATCAGACATTTGAGGAATGGATTTACCACTCTTCTTTAATGCTTTTGCGAAAAACTTTTGATATTCTGATTCTTCTTTCAAAACATCTGTTATGATTTCTTTTAATCTTTCTTTTGTTATTTTCATTGGTCTAACTCCTTTATACTATTTGCTATGTTAACTAATCTTTCCTTCACATTATAAATATGACGATTTGTTCTTTTCCAATATTTATCTCTACTCAGTTCATTCATAGAACGAATCTTATTGTACCATCTAAAAAACATTTCGACTTCAGCTAATTGATACTTTAGTTCTTTTAACCCTAAAGCCAATTTTTGATTTGGAGTTCGACTTTCATCATTTTTTAATTCCAGCCATCTATTTACTGGTCTTTTAACCTTCTTACCCTCACCAACAATTGTCATTCCAAATTGGGTAGCTATTTTTTTTCGTTTTTTCTCGTTACTTTTCTTACCACCTGTGAAAGCATTTGGTGTTTGGTAACCATCAATGTTACCAGTCACATTTACTTCATCCAATTCAGTTTCAATCTCTTTGATAAGTTCTTGAATATATCTTCTAAGATTCTTTGACATTTTTTATTTCTTGAATCAGTTCATAAGCTATCATCATAGCGGTAACCTGGTTATCCGATACAACTCTACCAATTTTTGCTTTTTTCAAAACATTGATAGTTTCTTTAAGTTTTATTTTAGTTACTTTATCTTTTATTGTTTTATGAGCTGATACTAAGTTTGTAATTACTTCTTTTAGTTGTTGAGTATAGTATTCTTTAAATTTGGAAGTATTACTTACATTATTGATGTATTCTCTCAATAATGATTTTTGAGATTCATTTAATTTAGTATGTTTTTTATTGAAAGTTTCTAACAAAACTCCATAAGTTAAGAATCTATCTTCTTTACTTTGTTTTTTGAATTCTGCTAATGCTTTTGCTTCTACGATTTTTGCTTTGTTTTTAACATCTTTACCAATTAAGTTTTCTACAATTGTATATTTACAATTAAAAACTTCTTTTATATCATAGTTTTCTTGATTCTGAGATTCGAATATTTTATATATGGATGCCATCACCTTATAGTTTGTGATAGGTGAGGATAAAAATTGATTAATATCAAATGATTCCTGAATTTTCTTTATCAGATTATATTTTTCTTTAGTAAGTTTTTTTACATCTATTCTTTTTCTGGCTTCTAATATAGTATCAATAAATTTTTCAGCTCTATTTTCAGCTTTGTACTTCTCTTGACTTAGTAATTGATATAATCTCAATTCTTTACCAATTTCAGTATTTTGATTGAAGTGTTCGCTTAGTATTCCTTTAGCTTTTTCATTCTTATCACCATTCAATACCTCAAGCGTTATTTGTCTAATTAGAAGCTCAAATAATACACCTGTATTTTTAAACTTGCTATGTTTTATTTTTTTCATACTATTAATTCCAATTTTGATAGAATACTAAATCTCACATATAAATATAAAAATATTTACTTAAAGTAAAATTTACTCGTCTATAATGTTATTTTCATCCAACATATCCGTTTCATGTAAAAATTTCTTTTTAGCCGAAACTCCATTTATTACGGACTTAACTCTAAGTTTAGCTTTTTGTGATTCTTTCTTTAAAGCTGCTTTTCTTTCTTCATCACCAAGAGGGTCTCTTCCAAAAGGATTTTTATCCTTTTTATAAGTTCCACCTTCACGAGGTCTACCTCCTTTATCTTTGAGTTCATTTTTTAGTTGTTCCAATGATTCTTCTACATCTTCTGCTTCTTCTTCAACCGCAGGGTCACTACCCTCATCTTCAATAGAACGGAATCTGTATCTATCTTTTAAATCATTTAACAAAGTACTTCTTTCTTTTTGACTTTCATCTGTTGAAAGTTTAAAGATATTATCATAAACCCATTCTTTCGATAACATATTTAATCCTTGTATGTCTTGAGCTAATCTAATTTTCTCACTCCACAAGTTTACTTTCTCTTGTTCGTAAATTGTAGATGGGTTTACTAATTGTAATTCAAAGTTAGTTAACCTATCATCACTTATCCCCTGTGAGTATAAATGAACAATTGCAATTTTGGATAATTCTGAAACAACTATTCTTTGTATTCTTTCGATTGTTCTTGCGAACCTAACATCTTCAGCTGCTAATGTTGCTTTACCATTAACATTCTCATCATATCCTAAATATGCTTTTGGTATTTTAAGTGCAGCAAATAATTTGTTCTTTAGGTAATCGATATCATCAATTGATGAGTATTCTAATCCACTAAGATTATCTATTTGTGTTCCACTATCACCACCCCTAACTGGTAGATAAAAATCTTCTGTTAGGTTTTGCATATTATATTTTAAGTTGTAATCACCATTTTTATCAGCGAAAGGAACTTTTTTCATTTTATTGATAATTCTTTGCATATAGTTATCCACTTCGTTTGGTGGAATATTACCAATATCAATTTTAAAAACCCTTTTTTCAGGTGCTCTCATTATTCTATGAATTAACATAGCATCTTCCATAAGAGATAATTGTTTCCACAATCTTCTACCATTTTCAATCATAGCTTTACCATATGGTAACCAATTAGTATCTGCTAATAATCTAAAATGTGCTATTTCATAGTTTTCATAATCAACCTTACCCATAGTATCATCTTCTACATGAAATTTTACATAATTTGGGTTTGTTTCATCTGTACCTTCTAATCTTTCAGTATTGTAAACAGAATATGGGGTTACATTTACGATACCCTTTCCTTCTGCCATTTCTAAACCTAAGAAGAAATCTCCATACTTACATAAGTTTCTTACCCAAGGCCAAAGATTGAATTCTATGTTTATTACATCATAGAATAAGTTATTTAATATAGCTCTTACTTCTTCATCTGATGAACGAATTGTTAAGATATCACCATACTCATTTTTAAGAGTTGATTCATCAGCGTATATATCTAATGCGGATGCTAATATTGGGTCATTATCCATCGCATCGTAATCTCTAAATATTTCTCTACGAACTTGTTGGTAAGCCATTGATTGTGCTTTACCAGATTGTTCATAAAATGATTTTTGTAATTTTGTATATCTATCTCTAAGTGCGGATAGATTTGTTTGTTGTTTTTCATCCGAGTCAACTACTTTGCGCTTACCATCTTTATCAACAGTCACAATTGCTTGTGATGAAAATAGTTTAGTTAACCTACCGAAAAATGAAGTATCTGCCATTGTTTGTTTCTTTTAAATTATAACCTTTATTTTACCAAGCTCTACAACTCCAATACCTAGCCTTATGTCTTGGACCTGGATTATCACAATTGTGTCTTGCTCTAAATGCTTTTCTTCTAGATGGTATATCTTTCTGAATCTGCATTGTTTTTTCACCTTTTTTCTTAGCTGATGTACCACCATGTCCAAAGTTTACTTTAACCACATTACCTTTTGGGTTTTTTACATAAACTTTAAATTTTTTAGTATCTCCTCTCGTTGGTTTACCTAACTTAACTTTTCTACCCTGATATTCTGCTTCGTTTACATCAGGTTTGTAAGTTTTTAGATATTCCACTAATTCTCTAATATCACTCTCATTAACAACATCATATTCTTCTACCTCTTCGGCTTCATTTCTAATGATGTTTATGTGATTGCTATACAATGCTTTCGTTATTTCGCTCATAATTGATATCTCCTTAATTAACTCCTATACTCTATAAATATATACTTTTTCATATTATCGAATTAACCAGGTCAAATCTTCATCTTCACCATTAATCTTTTGTGACCAAGGGTTGTGGTCGGGTTGATTTCCACCATATACAGCCGTTCCATGTGTTGCTTGTCCTATACCACCTAAAGCTTGTTTGGTTAAATCTATCCCCTCTTGTCTTAATCGTAGTGCAGTATCCCTTACCCACAATCCAATTGAGAATGCCATAACTAAATCATCATTGTAACCCTTCATTGCTTCAGCACGATTTCCGTTCCATATAAATGTAAATAATTCATCTACTAATCTAGCAGAACGAACTGTTACTGATTTTTCTCTAAAGTAATCATCTAACTTAGAAATAATAAGTGGTCTTGTTTTAGATGTTGTACTAAATCCAGCTACCATTCCTCTTTCTTCTGCTCTATATTTGTTATGCAATTGATGTTCTACATCTACATACTTTAAATCTTTACTCATATAAAATAGATTCTTATAATCTCTATCTATTACTTGTTGGATTACTGCCCAACCAATATTAGCGTTTTCAACTACAAGTAAAGCGTTATTATATTCGGTTGCCAATGCTACTAAAAAGTTTCCAAAATCTTTTGTATCTAATTTACCTTTATATTCTGCTACCTGTTCAGCTAACTCTACATCCATAACGTGACATGCTGAATAATCTCCCCCATCTCCCCTAGCGACATCCGCTACTATCATATATGATTTGTTATAATCTGGATATTGCCATTTCCAAAGGTTTCCATCGAATCCTGTTTTTTCTAATGGTTCTTGACAATAAGTTTCTTTGTAAAATTGTAAAAGTTGTGGTTCAATTACAGTATCACCTGAAGATACGAAATCACAATCACATTCTTGAGCCGCTCCTTTTGCTCCTAATAGTGTTTCTTGTTCATCTCTCCAACTTTGGTCTCTTTCAGGATGTACACTCCAATGTAATCTTATTGTATTAAATGAGTTAGTTTCATCTTCCGCACCTACCCAAGTTTTGTGAAAGAAATTACCCACACCATTTGGTGTAGAAAGTATAATTGCGTTACCACCCGTTGATAATGTAGATTGTGCTGATATCCAAATCTCTTCAATGTTATCAATAAAAGCGGCTTCATCAAATACCAAAAGAGATAGTGCTTCAGAACGACCAGCATCACCACTTGAAGATGTTGCTTTTATCTGAGAACCATTTGAGTATCGAAGGGATAGTTTGTTATCCTCTACTGTTGTTTGTTTTAACCAAGATGGTAAGTTTTCATTCATATACCTCACCTTAGTTACTAAGTTCTTAGCTACCTCTTGTTTAGTTGCGATTACCAAACAATTAAAATCATTGTTAAATAACATTTTCCAAAGAGAAAACCCCGCAGTTAAGGTTGAGATACCTGTTTGTCGAGATTTAAGGATGATGTTGTATCTTTCTTTATCAAATTCTGTAAGTGTTTTTTCTTGAAATGGATATAAGTGAAATGGAATCCTACCCCTAACAGGATGTTGAATCATACAATACTTTTTCATAAAGTAGATTGGGTCTTTAGAACACTTTACATATTCTAACTTTATAATATCCTTTAAGGATTGCTTAGCCATTTACTTTTTCTTCTTAAATGAAAGTTTCCAATACATAGAACCACCTATAAATGGTGTAACATCGTTATTTGAATTTAGTACACCCAAGTTTAATCCAAAAACTTTATTTTGTTTATCTTTGTATAAAATTCCAAAGTTTGCACTTTGAATAAAATCAGTTTTATTGAAAGCACCACCAAATCCGTAATATAATTCTCTTTTAGGTAACTCTTTTACTATCTTTGTATTATAGATTGTTGGAATCTGAAAGTTCCATTCTATTTTTCTACTTAGAATTCTATTTTGTGATATTGTATCTGTAAGAAACCCAAAACCTAAAGATGGGTTTGGTTTTGTTCCCAGTGAATCAATTGTTATTTCAGGTCCAAAATCATATGTTAGATTCAAAGTATCTGTTACAATATATTTTGCGTAATAATCTTCAACTACTTTTAAAGAATCAACATCAGCTGGAACTTCTACAGTAACTGTTTCTACTTTGGTAATATATTTTGGTACATACTTTGGAACTTCAATTACTTTTTCAACAAATACAGTATCTACTTTTTGTTCCAATAGTTCATAGTCTTTTCCATCCACCTTTACTATATCTTTCGGGTCTATGGATGAATCTCCACTACATGCTCTCATTAATAGTATAACAACTATCAATCCTACTATTAGTATCTCCTTGAAATACTTTCGTAGTATGCTAAAGAATATGCTCATAATTTTTATCTTTTATTTTATCAAATGCTTTGTTACGCTTTTTTGATATTTCTTCTATTTCCTTTTTACCTCGTTTGATGAAATCTTTCATTTCTTTTTTCATCTCATCTACTGGTCTTGGTAGTACATAAGAATTCATTACATTCCCATCTTCACCGATTTCATCATATTGTTGTTTTAGATTTTCAATATCTTGCTCTATTAGGTCTAATTTTATCAAACCTTCTGCAATCATATTACCATAAATCTTATATTCTTGATAACTATCCCAAACTCCATTGATTCTGAGTTCTCTTTCTAAGATTTTATTACAATCTATACACCAACCTGTTTTTTGTATTAGTTTTCTATTGGTTGGTCCGAAATCACCCTCATGTTTACAATTATTGTTTTTACATTCACCTAAATCCTTCAAGTATTTTCTTACTTGTTGTAAAGCATCTGAGTTTTTACCCGTTTTTAGGATATACCCATCTTTTTTTTCAAATTTATGGTGTTCCGTTTCCCAAACATCTCCAACTTCTCTATTTTCTTCTGCTTTGGTGTATCCTAATTGAGTACTCTTTTCATACTCACCAGTTTGAACCATATCTGCCAACTTTCTACGAGTTGGATGCATAAATTTCCGTTTGAATTCCTTTTGTGCCATAGTTACCTTTATTACATATTATATATGTATATATAAATATCACCAAAATGTAAAAACATAAATTTTAGAAGAAAATACCCAATATTTGATTTACAGAAGCAAATGTACCTGTAAGTTTAAAGGTATTTCCTTTGTATTGAAACACAATACCTTCATTTGGTACAATCTTTTTAGCTCCACCGATAGAATTTAATCTTTTTAGTTCTAATTTAAGTTTTTCTATCTTCTTTGGGTCACCTGATTTTTTCACATCTTTAATTGTCTTATCAATCCTTTTCTTTATATCACGAATTGCTTTATCTGGATTGACTGTTAGTGCTGATGATGTGAATTCCAACACTTCTGCTCCTAAACCTAAGAATATTTCTTCAAACTTCATTAAGTTCTTTTTACCAATCTTCTTTTGGTCATCTTTATCTGTTTTTTTAGCCCATTCCAATGTTTTTTCATCAGTAATGTTCTTTTTATCTAATCTAAACTTCTTATCAAAGAATGCCCATCTCTTAACTAACCCCATTTTGGTTTTGTTATCAAGTGTTGATGGTGAATTCTTATCAACCCATTGTTCCCACCACGCTTGGTGATAGTTTGCAACACCATCGGTATCTTTTAAACTAAATTCTTTTTGTAGTTTAGATATCTTTGATGAATACTTATTACGTTTTTTAGATAAATCAGCTGATTTAGGTAGTTTTACAACAGGTGGTCCTTGAATAGTGTAATTATCTTGTACATCTTTGTTAACTTGCTTAATCATACCCGCCAATACTCTAGCAGCTTCAGTATTTTCACCGATTGCGATTCCCTCATCATTATATTCCATAGTTCCATGAAATACAAGTAAAGCTTGTCCGTATGCAATCACATTAACTGATGTTGGATATATCACCTCAAGGTTCATAAAACATGCACCTTCTTTAAATACCTTATTTCTCTGTTTATCTGAAAGAGATGAGATAGCTTTGGATAAATCCTTCATAGCAAAATTATAAGCATCACTCAATCCACCTCTTCCTTGAAACTTATCCGATACTCCCTTTATATCCAAAGCATTCTCACCTTTATTTTTTAAATGTCCTTTGTTTCTAGCAGCAACTAATCTACCTTCTCTCCAACTAACTGCTAATGCTTGTCCATCTGTTTTCTCTCTTGTGAACTCAAGTGTACCTTCTAAAGCACGATTTACGATATCTTTAAGCTGTCCAAATGTTAAATTGATATCAGTATCAAATGGATGAGACATATGTCCATAGGCACCACCTTCTGTAAGTATTGATTCCCTTACTACTCTATCCTTTTTTAGTAATCCATGCAATTCTCTACCATCTGCTTCTTTACCAAATCCTTTACCAATTTGTTTTTTCCAAAGTAATTCTAAAAAGTCCTTTTTTTGTTTTGGTGATAATCCTTTTAATTTTTGATTGATTTGTTTTCTGTTTTTATAAACATACTTTTTGAAATCCATATAAAAGAAATCATTAACTTCCTTTATAGTATCGTATTGATATTCTTTATTAGAATCTGTATTTTTTCTTTGTTTATCCAATCTTTGATGGATTTTCTTCATATCTTCTTTACCAGGATATCCAATAGCCAATGATTCATCTGTTCCACCAAATTTTTCTGCTTCTTTTGCTCTTAACGCTGGTAAGAATCTAAACTTTGCTCTTTTTCTAACTCTTCCTTTTTTTCTTAATACATTTTTATGAACTACTTTAGCTTGTTGGATTGATAACTCTGATTTCTTTTTACCAGGAAATAAATCCTTCATAAACTCATCATAAACTTGTAGATATGCTTTTTTGTACGCAATCTTTTTAAGTTTAGCAAGAGGTTTTTTTCTTTTCATTGTTCTTTTTCTTCTTCTTGCTATAGCAGCTCGTTTACCAGCCATCGCTGCTTTTCTTCGTAAAAGGTCAGCGGGTCTTAATCTCCCCTTACTTTCATCTTGTGGCATATCTTCAGGAAACTCTACTTCCATTTGTTCTTTAACAAGTCGGAAAGTTACAACTTTTCTTCCATTGATAGTAGGCATCCCATGCTCATCTTTTCCAATTGATTTAACAACTGTCTTTTTATTCTTAAATCTACCAGTCATAATAGTATCTCCCACTTTAACAGGTAGTACAATATTTTCATTTAGAGATGCTTCAAATTCTTGCTCTAATTCTTTAGCTCCCCTTGCATCATCAGTAGATTCTTCCTTATCATCTTGATTAATCCCTAACCCTCTAACAACTTCATATCCTACTAATGCAGCTGTACGAGTTACGTGAGTAAACCATTTAGAATAAGCATTAGATGAATAGATATCAACTTGGTTGTTAGCGGTGGTTGTTCCAATTACACCAGCAGGAAAATAAGATACTGAAGTTTGTGGTCCTTTTGGGTATTCTGGATGTTCGTAGTAATCTTCAAATTTTTCATCACTTAACATATTGATTACACTCCACCCCAGCTTAGCTGCTCTATCTACTGATAATTTTTTGTATAGTTTGTGATTTGGTACAAAGAAATTTGGTCCATCATCTACATCTGCTCCAGTACTACTACCAAATGAAGCTTCGTTAATTATATATTCTTCTATTCTTTCTTTGGGAACAAATAATCCTTCCGAAAGTTTATCAGTTACGAACTTAAAAATTGTTTTATTGAATTTATTGTAAGCTCTATCTTTAAAGAACTTTTCTTTTTGTTCATCTGAACCCATTGATAATCCATTACGAACTTCAGTACCACTTACTGCACCACCTTGCATTGGTGCTATATAAAGGTATCCCGCATCTTCATATCCTTCGGTTGGGTTACCATCCCATTTTCTAAAAAATTTACCATCTAATCTACTAGCATCTTTTTGTCCAACAACAGTTACAAATGCCGTTGTTTTTTTATTAAATCGTTTAAGTACTTCGGTTGGTACATACGGATTTTTGACTTGTACGATTTTGGATTTTGGGATTCCAAACATCGTTGTCATAATTTTTACCTTTTCTTTGAAGTTAAAAGGTGAACGACCTTTTTCTGTTTTGTTAGATGTTCCGATAAATACATCAGATTTTCCAAATTTCTTTTGAAGATGTTCAAATGTTTTGTAGTGTCCTTTGTGCATGGGTTGAAATCTACCAGCGTAAACTACTACTACTTTTTTGATATTTGATTCTTCTAATAGAATCTGTTGTACTAAATGATTACTAAGTTCGCTCATAAGTTTGCCTCAGTATATAAATATAAGATTATAATAAATGGGTTTATTTTTTGTAAACAAAGGGGTCTCTCTTTTTTAACTCCTTTATTTTTTTCTTATATAGCTTATCCAATTTGTAATCTTCGTATCTTTTTTTAAAGTAGTTTATTATTCTTTTTATCATTATCTATCTTTTATATAAATATTATTTATTACAATAAAGTACTGTAATCATGTTTAATTAATTTATTTACTTCTGAATGATACTTTGCGTAATATGATTTTATATCTACAAATGAATCTAAGTGTTTACTATTATGTTTCAAAATCGGGTTTACATTATGCATCCATTCTAATTTTTCTTCATCAGATTTATTACAAAGTAATTTAACTTGTTCTAAAATTAAATTAAATCTTTTTTCTGGTGATGGTTCTTTATCATATGATTCATCTATATATGGTTCAAATGTTTTGAATCCCATTTTTTTCAAATGTTCTAATGTACCCACACTACCAAAAACTATAAATGGATGATTATGTCCTAATGGTTTTACTACCTTTTCTGAAATATAGTATTCATTGGGTAGTACTGTTGTTTCGGTAACTAATGAAAACATAGAATCTTCATATACAGATGCTCTTTCGTGATTGATTCCAAATAAAGTTTGTAAATCATCATAATCATAAGTTTTCTTTGGTTTGTTTTCGTACAAATGTAATAAAGAATCTTTTAAAGGTTTAAAATTATAAATGTGATTGTGGGCAATATCAAACTCTGTTAATTCAACTATATGTGGAATATTTTCTGATATAGTAAAATCATATGTTACAATATTCTCATCTAATAATCCTTCTTTTTCTAAAACTGCCAAAGTATATAATCTATGTGTTCTTAATCTTCTATTTAAACAATTAAAATTATATTTTTTTATTTCTACATTGTAATCAGTATTGATATGTTTAATTAGCTCTTTAGTTGGGTAGTCTTTATTACTCTTCCAATTATAATCTTTTTTGTAATTATCAAATTCCGAAGATTTGGTTTGCCAAACCCAGCTATGATAAACTACTTTTATTTTTTGAGTAATTCCATAGTTTCTACAAAATTGAGCATACCAATCATCTATATTGTGTCCTCCAAATGATAAAATACATTTTTCTGCAGGTATTTCTAACTTATGTAATGATTCATGCATATCCCTTAGATGAAAGTATTCTACAATACCTTCTTGAAAATAATTTAACATTATGGATATATTACTATTTTTTTTAATAGCATTTAATGTTTTTGTAGGAATCAAATCTAAAACATTATTTTTATTTATAACATGCCCCATTCCATCACCTTCACCACTTTTTTCTTTAGCAGGAAATGCATTACCAATACCACCATACATATCTATTCTATAAATGTACTCTTTATTATCTATTGTATTTCCGTTTTCATCTAAGATATCAAAAATTCTATTAAATGTAGATTTTTTTACATCACATATTCTATTTCTATCAATACACCAAACACCCGGTTGGTTTACATCTGGATTAGCTGATTCAAATATTTTATACTCCTCTATAGTATTTTTTTGAAATGGTGGATATGATTCAAAATCCCATGCATTCATAAATTTACCTTTGAAAAGATAATCGGATACAAAGTTCATATTAAAATAGTGTTTGCGTTAAAGATTTTTTTGGAATTATTAATGCATTTAAATACTTTTCAAAAGTTTTATTATAATCTTGTATGGGAAATGATTTAAAATGCTCATAGTTAAAATTAGCTATTTTAGCCGATTCAAACATAAATCCTTTTTTATCTTCTTCGGATAGATTACATAAATGTAAAATTTGCTCCATTGCCATCACATATCTTTTGTATGGGTCTTTTTCCGTATCATACGATTCATCCAAAAATCCAGTTTCTCCATATGTTTTAAATCCCCAATGTTGTAAATGTGCTAAGACATTTACATTCCCAAAGATTATAAATGGATGTTTGTGTATTATTGGTTTCCATATTTTTTCTGAAATATATCCTATATTTTGATTTTCAAAGAAGTAAGATTCTGCTACAACTGTAAACATAGAATCTTTATAGGGAATATCGGTTTCCATACCTATACCCTTTACGCCAATTATATCATCGTAATCAACTGTTTGTTTGGGTTTTTGTTTTCTAATTTTTTTAAATCTTCTCCACTCTGTATCTTTATTCTTAGGATTTATTTTTTCAATATAATTATAGTAATCGTTATCACTCGTATCGGGTTGATTTAAATCATAAGATATTTGATTTTTATGTAGTAAACCCAATTTATCAAAATCTAATAGAAGTTTAGTTCTTAGCGGTCTTAATCTTCTCATTAAACAATTGAAATCATATTTTTTTATTTCATCAAACTCGTAATGTTCATTTAGTTGTTGATTTGAAAACCCAGAATACTTTCCCATATTTACAAACATTGGAAAAGACCATAGATATGGAATTACAGTAAACCTCTCCATTGGTTCATCTAATTCTAATTCTTTTTGTTTTTTTGAAATCCAATCATTATACCAATGAAATATATTATAATTAGCATTTACCAATATGAACTGAAAAAATGGGATACTATTTTGAACCCATTCATTTATATTTGATATTTCGTTATCTTCAATTAGCCCCTCCGATGAAAAGTTTAGTAGTATAAAAATATTAGGATTTTTATTAGCCATTTCTATTATCTTGTTTGGGATTTTATCTAATAAAAAATCATCTTTATTTCCAAATGCGTTTTCTGCATTCGAATATACACAAACTTCATATAATAGTATAGAATCTTTATAATCTTTTGGTTTTCTTAAATATTCATATGAGGATATAGTTTTATATTTATCTCTCAAAAACTGCATTTTATTATCAAACGATTTCGGAGGTTTTTTTAAATTCCTTTCATATGAATCTATATATTTAAACTGAGATTTGTAAAAATTATTATTACTATCCCAATACGGATACTTCTCCCAATCTAAACTATTGGAGATATCATATTTACCACATTGATAATCGTTAAGAAAATAAATTTTATGCATAATATAGTTCAGGATATTCAACTAACACAGTTGGTCCTCCTCTTTGTAGAGCTTCCGTATATGCTGGTATTATTTTTTCTGCTTTATCTAATTTTTCAACAGGTGTGTGTTTTAACATTTTCCTAAACTCTTCTGTATAATCTGCTTTATGTTGATGACCAGGGTCTAATGGTTTATCTGAACCCTTTCCTACTCTAATTAATAAACTTGGATTCCATTCTCCATCAGACATGATACGAATCTTATCTATATGGTTTATTAATTGATTAGCTGCACATATTACGAAATCCCATCTTGGATAGAATGATACAACAGAATGACCAGCCATCCCTAACCCCAATGTCATTCCCATTTGGGTTTCTTCCATTACTGGTGTTTCTATCATTCGTTCTTTTGGTAACCCTTCTATGGTTTTACTCATCGGATTTCCATAATAAACTATTTGTTGTCCGATGAATATCATATTTGGGTCATCCATACAAAGTTTCATAGCTTCGGTTAAAGCATCTAAATAAGGTGTGTATTCTGGTTGTGCCATTATGGTTTTGAATTTGGGTTAAACTGGTCTTTATTTTCTTTATACCATCTTAGTGCATCCTTTAATCCACTTTCTAAATCATACTTAGGTTTCCACCCTAAAGATTTTAGTTTGGTATTATCTAATAATCTTACTGGTATCATAGGTGCTTTGTTATTAACAAATTCAATTGGATTATCATTACCTTCTAATTTTTTCAATAAGTTAAGAACCTCCATAACAGTATATCCTTCACCATAGCAAACGTTGTAGATATCATATGTATCAACTTTTTCAGCAACTGTGATAAATCCACTAACCATATCATCTACATGGATAACATCTCTTACCTCAGTACCATCACCCCAAAGTGGGATTGGATTTAAATTATCTGCTACCTTTCTAATATTAGCAGGTGTAACGTGACACTTTTCAAAATCAAATTTGTCATTTGGTCCAAATGCATTTGAAGGTCTGATGATTACACACTGCATAGGGTCGTGAATCTGATTTGAGAAGAAATCACAAAGTGTTTCACAATATCGTTTCATCCAACCAACTGCTTTATAAACAGGTACGATATCTGGTGTTTGTACTTCCATATCTTCCGTACAAGGAACATCTCCCATATCTGGATATGTTGTATTTGAAGATATAAACATAAACTTACGAACTTTGTTTCTCCAACTCTGTTCCATAAGATTTACATTCATTTCAATATTTGGAGTAACGTGCAGTAATGGATTGAATTTGGTATCAAGTGCATTTGATGTGTTAGCTGCACAGTGGAATATAACATCAACATCTTTTGAAATTAAATCACAAAAAGGTGCATCTTGCAAATTACCTTTTATAAATTCAACACCCTTAAAGTTTTCTCTTAAAGTTCTACTAAATGAGGTTGCTCTTAAATTAGTGTAACCCGCTTCATAAAGGGATTTTACTAATCTTGAACCGATGAATCCAGCGGCTCCTGTAACTAAAATTTTATCTGTTTTTTTCATTGTTTATAATTTATATTAAGTTTTCATTACTTTCATCAAGTATAGGTTTTTTAAGAATTGGAAGTGTATCCCATATCTCTAATATTTTTTTTCTATTTTCTTTTGCTTTTTTAAAATCACCACTGTATTTATCTTTTAATTCTGATAAAGGTGTTTTTGATATTTCTATAATTTTTTTCTGTACTTGTTTTATATTAGTTGGATTTAATTTGTGTACTTTATCATACTCTATTCCAAAGTAATTAAAATCAATTCCCATTAGATTATTGAATGTTGGATACAGATTAATCATATTATTATTATGTAATAAAAATGGAGTACCCATTAGTAGTGGTTTTAATATTTTTTCTGTTATCATATTTGGACCTGATTCTACTACTATTTCAATTGCACATTCCGAATAGTATTTATTTAATGCATCTGATTCATATAACCACTCTTTCCTCTGAGAAACGTTATCCAACCAGTTCTTTGATTTATCCAAACGTATTCCCTTCCACAAAAATGATGATAGTGATTGTTCATTAACTTTTGGATATTTTTGAAAAAAATTAAAAAGTTCTTCTCTTTCCCTTTTACCTATATTATTTAATGTTAAAAAGTGATATTTTTTATCAATTGAACCAAAATCTATATCTCTTAGTTTATTAACAAGTGGTTTTATTGAATCAATTACTTGTGTGCCTGGATAATAATTTGTCTTATCACCATATGATTCTGTATTCCATATTTTTATATTTGGAACTTCAACCAATATATTATAAAATTCATTATAAATATCATTACCATCCAAATCAAAATCAGAATAAACATCAGATGGGTAAAAGTTTATCTTATATTCATCATTAACTGCCAATCTTGTTAAATACTGTCCCTCCCAAGATAATAAAAATCGCTTAACACTATGCATATCTTCATATTGAATGTTAATAGGATTTGGTAAATCAGTAGTACACCCCATAATTAAAGGTGTTTTTTGATTTATCAAACTCTTTCGAATTCTTCTATTACTATGATATAGGAGTTCTATATGAATATTATCCTTTGAATTCATTTAAATAATAATCTATTGTTTCTTTTAATCCTTCTCTTAAAGATACTTGTTGAATCACTCCGAAAGATTCTGCTCTTTCTGTACTCATCAATCTTTTTGCATCTCCATTTGGTTTAGTACTATCCCATTCGATACCTACTTTCTTATCATACATCTCTTCATAGATATCTACAAGAGTTTCAGCAAGTTCTCTAATAGTAACACCAGTACCACTACCTAAGTTGATTGGTTGTGTTAATTTTTGTTCATATGCTTTTATGATTCCATCAGCAACATCACCAGCATAAATAAAATCTCTGATTGGTGAACCATCTCCCCAACAAATTAGTGGATGTTCTTTTTCACCGAATAATCTTTTGATAAGTGATGCGATTACTGTTGATTCTGGTCCGAAGTTATCATGTCTACCATAAATGTTTGCTGGTCTTACAACTGATGCCTTATTCCAATCGAATGATACTGAATATACTTCAGCTTGTAGTTCACCCAATCTCTTAGCCCATCCAGCATACTTATCTTTTTCTGATGGGAATGTTTTCCATACATCATCTTCGTAGAATACTTCAGCTGGTTGATAAACTCCAACTGTCGATGTGTAAACATACCACTCAACATCTTCTAATCGAGCCGCCTCCATCATATTAGTATTGAATTGTAACATCGGTACAAAGTAATCAGCAGGTTGCTCAGCTGCTCTCTTAGGTGAACCCTTTACACCTGCAATATGGAATATAATATCTTGTCCTTCAACAACTCTTTTACAATTTTTAAATTCTCTTAAATCTGCATTGATGAATTGATAGTTTTCATCTTTATATTTTTCTATTTGGTTATTTGGTTGTTTGATATCAACCGCAGTTACGAATGCACCTCTATCGATACACTTTTGAACCATATAGTTACCAACCAATCCATTGGCACCTGTTATCAAAACCTTTTTATTTTTCATATTAAATCTTTATTTAATTTTTTAGTTGTTTTTTTATAAAAAGAATCACTTATATTTGCCATAATCTTAGGCCAAGAATTTCTTTTCATTTTTAGTAGATGATTTCTATTATATATACATATATGTTTTAAACTTTTGTATAAATTATTTAGCTCATCAATTGATTTACTATTTAATTCAAGAATTAATAGTAAAATTTTATTGTATCTTTCTTCCCAATCATATAAGTCATCATAACTTTCATCCCAAAACTCATCAAATGTTTTAAATCCAATTTCTTTTATTCTTTTTAGATAATGTACGCTTGAAAAAACTATAAATGGTTGATACATAACAATTGGTTTTAAAATTTTTTCTGATAAGAATAGTTCATTCATCTGAAATGATGTTTCTGTTACTATGTTTATACAGCTATTTAAAAATAATTCTTTTTTAAATGTATCACCTGTTCTAAATCCAGAATAATCTCCCT